AAAAAAACATGCGTTCTTTTAAATACCAGGTAAAAACTTTAAAACGTTTGTCCTTTCTATTTTTCAAAAATACTTTATGCGGTCCAGGCAATCCAACAAACTGCCGCGCCGCCCGGCAGATCTCTGTTGTTCTGGCGTTTTCGTCTATGACAATATCGGCCCATTCATAAGAATCGTCGTCAAACTCATGCGGGTAGGGAACAAATACCAATCGGTCACTCATATCAATGCGCCGCCCCATTCAATGCGCCGTTGGGTTTTGGCGGCTCCAATTGCGCCTGCGGCTGCCCCGGTTGCGGTAATTTTGCTTTAAGCAAATCATCGAACATATCGATCGGCGCTAAATTTTGCTGCAAGTAATGCCGATCGCCATCGGGCCCGATGCTGTTCATGTTCTCTTTTTCACGGATCTCGTTGATCGTCAAAACGCCCATATTGAATAAAGCCTGGTAAAATCTCGCCCTGGAATCGCTGTCGCCGCGCAGTAAAGCGTCGATCATGAACTCGGCAAATAAAACTCTGCGCTCCGTCGGTGTCAAAAGTGAAAGTGTGGCGCGCTGTTCCCAGCAGATGAGCCAGGGTCTAATGCAATCGGTAACAAAATCGATCGCCTGCTGCTCGACTGACGCATAACTGACGGTCCCCGGCTTCAAAAGGCCAATTTTATAGCTCGGTACGCGGTAAATGGCTGCAATATCGCTTTTCTGGAACTCTTGACCCTGGATAAATTGCGCATCGTCTGGCGGCACGCCGACATCCTGCCATTTCATTCCTTCCTCGAGGATCGCCACGCGGGCGCGGTTGGATAGCCCCTGGTGATTTTCCTCCCAGCGCCGGCGGAGTTGCTGGTAAGCCGGCTCACCGAGGATGCCGGGGTGCATTAAAACGCCTCCAGGCTTGGCATCGTTGGAAAAAAACCGCGCGCGATACTCCTCCGACGCCTTGGCAAGCCCCAAAGTCTCACGGGCGAGGGCGATCGGCGAGTAGCCGATCAGGCCATCGGTGGACAATCCGCGCAAATGAAACACATCGGTCAATTGCCGCTCGCCGCCCTCCGGCGTGATGTAATAATAAAAAATCTTGCCGTCATATATCTGCAATCTCATCCGATCGGGCCGCAAAGGCCATAAATTGGCGACTTGACCGCTGCCGTTGCGCTCGATCTCCGCATACGCATTGCCCCAGAGGCAGAGATGCCCCTGGAGTGTCTGCTTGAACTCGAACGGCGACATATACGGGTTGGGCTCTTGGTGCAAAATACGATAGACCGCGTGATTTTCGGCTCGATCTTTGCCCGATGTCGTGCGCTTATAGAGAAAACACGGAAGGGAGGCGACCGTCTCGGCAATAACTCGCACGCATTGGTAAACCGTGGAGATCAGCAGCGCGTTGCCTTCGGTGACCCGCACGCCCGAGGCGGTGCTCATGCCGCCGCCAAAGGCGAAATATTCGGTAAATCCCGGCGTATTGATGCCGAGATTGCGAAATGCGCGCTTGAACCATTCGATGAATTTCATAAAAACCTCATTTCCCGCTCGCCATAGATGCTGCCTTTGTCGTTTCCGTGCCTTATTGCAAGTTCTAAACTCATAATCATTGCGACAATGCCGTCGATTTTTTCGATCGACTTGCCCTTGTCAGGTTTGAGATTTCCTGCGGAGTCTGTTTTCACCACGACATTGTTCGCCATCCAGCGCAGTACCGGGTTGCCGCCGTGGGTGATCTTACGCGCCAAAATATACGTGAGCAACTCTTTTGTTGGCGCGGTCATGCTCGAAAACCCCTGGCCAAATTGCCATAGCATCGGCTTGTGAAAATTGGCCGCCTCTTTTTCATCGCTGGTAAATCCGTACTCGTCGCACAAGGTCGTTGTGATCTGCGTCGATCCCCAGCGGTCAAAGGCCAGCGCCTTGAAATCGAAGTCCGCCCGACAGCGCCCAAGCCGGAGCATGATGTAACGATAATCGATCGAATTGCCGGGGGTCGCTTCGAGATATCCCTCACGCTCCCAGACATCATAGGGCACATGGTCGCGCAGTACGCGGTCGTGCATAGAATCTTCGGGTATCCAGAAAAACGGCAGCACCATGAACGGCTCAGCTTCTTTTAAAGGCGGAAAAATAAGCGCGAGCGCAGCAATATCAGTGGTCGATGCGAGATCGAGACCGCCAAAGCAACGCCGGCCGCGGAGTGCGTCGTAATCGACCGGCGGCACGGCGCAGGCGTCCCACTCGGTCATCTGCAGCCAGCGGACATCCTGTTGCGTCCAGATATTCAAGTGTAAACGTTTGAATGTGTTCTCATAGGCCGATATGGTCTTTGCCTTCTCGCACTCGGCGGCGAGATAGTCTTCTTTGATCGATACGCCGAGATTTGGATTGGCCTTCTTCCAGATTTTCGGGCTTGTCCAGTCGTCGCTCTCATCGGCGCTAAAAATAATCGGCAGAAAGGCCGGATCATTCACGGTGCCGTCAATTACCTTTTGCGCGTACTCGTGCACTTCCCAACAAATAGAGTGGCGGTCAAACCCCGCGGTTGTGAACATGATCATAAGCGGCGAGCGCCGCGAGCCCGTGGACGTTTTCAAAACATCGTAGAGCTCGCGGTTGAGCTGGGCGTGAAGTTCATCGAACAAGATGCCGTGGGAGTTTTTGCCGTGTTTGGTAGGGGCGTCGGCTGACAGGACATGATAGGCGTTGGACTTGTAGATAATCGAGCGGCGAAAAGAATCGGAAACGGAATCGAGGTCCGGGTCCTGTTCCACCATCCCCTTCGCCACGCCGAAGACGATGGCGGCCTGATCGGTGTCGGCGGCTGCCGAATATATCTCCGCGCCGCTCTCGCCGTCGGCAAATAACAGATAGAGCGCGAGGGCGGCACCGAGCGACGATTTGCCGTTCTTGCGCGGCACTTCGATAAAAACCTCGCGATAAAGCCGCGTCCCGTTGGGACGCATCCAGCCGAAGACCCCGCGCACGATCTCGCGCTGCCAGCCCTCGATCTTGAATAACTGCCCGGCGAGCTCGCCCTTGACGTGGCGGCAACACGTCTCGATAAACTCGACGGCGCGGTCTGCCTTGGACTTATTGAACTCCGCCCCCGTACGGCGCCATTGGGAGGCATTCTTTATCTTGCCGTCTTTGCGTTGCCAAAATGGTTGCATTGGGAGACTTGTTTGCTCATGGTTTTTAACTGCTTTATTTCGGCGACTAACTTACTGCCATCGTGAAGCGTGACAACGTCGCCGTCCTTTAAATTATTCGCATGGTCCTCGCACAAGGGCACTCCGATAACTGTGCATAGCGGCGAGTTCTGACACTCCTTTGCGTGGCACCATAATTCGTGGTCAGTCATAGCTTCGTCATGCAAGGAATTTTCGCGCACCCTGTAATTTGTCATCGGTCGCAGGCGCTGCGCTGCCCTTGATGCGGGTGCGACTAGCCGGCGATAAGCCGAACTCAGTCAAGAAATTGCGCATCTGTTCCATTGCCTTATTCGCCACCGACCACCAGGGCGATATGACCGGATAGCCTGACGGTGCTTTGAAAATTATTGGTTCGTTGCGCAAGTGGTCCTCGGCCTCGACCCAGCGCCCCCACGCCGCGCAATAGGCCGCCAAGGCGGCGCGATCTACCTTGGTTAAAATACCGAGCGTCAAAAGTTCCTTGACAATCCTATGCCACTCTAAAATCGCCTCGCCGGCCAAATGCGACGGCAAAGCCGGCGCCCCGGTCTCAGGCTCGGGCTCGTTTCGCGGCAGTTTTAACTTGGAGGGATTGCCGTGCAGGATGTGGAGCTTTGTCGGTTTCGGTGGTCGTCCGCGTCGCAATTTTGAAATCCCCTCTTGATATAATATTTCAATTGAACTACAATTGCATCTAACTTAGTTCATGAGGTTCCCAATGGAAGCAATTGTTCTTATCATTTTCTTTTTGATTGTAGTCTTTTATTTGCTGCCGATAATCATTTCGGCCACCCGCAGCACCGAGCATCAGGGAATGATTTTTTTCATCAACATCCTTTTCGGTTGGACGGTGCTAGGCTGGATCGCCGCTCTGATCTGGGCCATCGTCGAAAAACCGTTGAAATCGTAGCAATCATTTCAATTGCGGTATAAGCGTTGATATATGAGAGTAATATCTCGACCCGATAAAAAGGTTATCATTCAGCTCCGTGAGTTTCGTCGGCCCAAAAGTGGCAAAGGCAATATGAAGCACACCGACTCGCGCACGATCACTATACACGATGCTGACTTGATCCCTATCTATAACCAATTAGCTGCATTATTAGGCTTCAAGCCCGACGCCAATTCCCCCAATTCTTCCAAATCCCCCAAATAAAATTCTTCTGCAATTATATATAAAGTGCGCTGCAATTCTTTCTAGTACGATTTTTTTAGCCAACTCCCCACTATCCGAATTTCCCGACCGTGTGAATTTGGG